TCACTGGTTGGAATATTCGACTCTTCGATATACCTTATCTAGTGAATAGGACTACGCGCATTCTAGGCGAGAAAGTCTCTAAAGAGTACTCTCCGTTTGGTGTGACAAAGTTTCGTCAGATCGGCATCAAAGGTAAAGAGATGGATGCCTATGAGCTATACGGACTACAGCAGGTCGACTACTATGACTTGTTTCAGAAGTTCGGTTTCACCTATGGTAATCAAGCCTCCTATGCTTTAGATCATATTGCTTATGTTGTTCTAGGTGAGAAAAAGCTGTCTTATAGTGAATACGGATCACTTCACGGACTTTATAAACACAATCACCAAAAGTTTATCACGTACAATATTCGCGATGTACAACTTGTAGAAAAGATTGATAAACAAACCAGTCTTATGGATTTAGCACTAATCATGGCATACAAAGGTGGAGTTAACTATAACGATACCTTTGGTACTACAAGTATATGGGATTCAATAATATATCGCTATTTGAATGCTCGTAAAATTGCTATACCTCCATCTGGTTTTAAGCCCAAGGAGCCTTATGCCGGTGGTTATGTTAAAGAGCCAAAAGTCGGAATGACTGAGTGGGTGACATCGTTCGATTTAAACTCTCTATATCCTAATCTTATTGTTCAATATAACATGTCTCCAGAGACGCTGCTCGATGGCGAAGGTGACTTCACTGCTTGTGGTGTGGATCACTATCTTGACAATCCCATTAGCGATGATATTCGAAAACTCGATGTGTCTGTAGCAGTCAATGGCTCTATGTACAGTAAAGAGAAGAGAGGCGTACTACCCTCTATTATCATCGACATGTATAATGAGCGCCGTGATGTCAAAGCCGAGATGCTTTCACTGAAAAAGTCTTATGAGAAGAATAAATCTCCAGAAATGCTGCGAGAGATTAATCGACTTGAGAACATTCAACAGTCTATTAAGATTGCCCTCAACTCTGTTTATGGCGCACTCGGTAATCAGTACTTCAGATATTTCGACATGCGTCTCGCTGAAGGTATCACTCTATCAGGTCAGATGGCTATCAAGTGGGCCGAGAGAGCCATGAACAAAGCGTTGAACGGTATTCTCAAATCTGGTGAAGAAGACTATGTTATTGCTATGGACACAGACTCTCTGTATGTCAACATGGCGCCTTTGGTGAGCGCGGTCAATCCTAAAGACCCAATAAAGTTTATCGATGAGGCATGTGAGAAAAAGCTGATACCAATTCTACAGAAGTCTTATGCTGATATGTTCAATCAAATGAATGGGTTTGAAAATAGAATGGTAATGGCACGTGAAGCTATTGCAGATAGGGGAATATGGACTGCTAAAAAACGCTATATACTAAACGTTTATAATAACGAAGGCGTACAATACGCGACACCTAAACTTAAGGTAATGGGTATTGAAGCAGTCAAATCCTCTACACCGCAGATTGTGCGCGATAAGTTTAAGAAGGCTTATAGTATCATGTTGAATTCCACAGAGCAAGAGTTACAGACCTTTGTTGCAGACTTCTACGAAGAGTTTAAGTCTCTGCCGCCAGAAGACGTATCCTTTCCTCGCGGAGTAAGTGACATCAATAAGTGGGCTGATAAGCACACTGTCTACAAGAAGGGTACTCCGATACACGTCAGAGGCGCATTAATCTTCAATAAGCTTATGAAAGAAAATAATCTATCTATGGAAGAGATCAAGAATGGCAGTAAGGTAAAGTTCTGCTATATGAAGATGCCTAACCCCACGATGGAAAACATCATATCTTTCCCACAATTCTTGCCCAAAGAGTTTGGTCTAGAAGAGCATATAGATTATGACTTACAGTTTAATAAGACATTCAAAGAACCACTTAAGTTAGTTTCTGATGCAATTTCTTGGGAGCTACAACACATCAATACACTAGAAGGATTTTTCTCATGACAGATTTCGATTTTAATGATTTTGGATTCACGGCAATCCACGAGGACCAGTTAGAAGCGGTTCAAGAAAGTAAAGCCGAGGTCAACAGCATGACTAACGCGGCTACTGATACACAATCTAAGCTAGACAATCTACATAGCGCGATAAGCACACTGTTGATGAACTTGAAAAACGATCCAGAGAAGCCGTATATCTACTGGCCTAATCGCACGTCAAAGATCGAAGATTTTGAGAGAAGGTTGAAGTCTATTTACGATGGTACTTGACATCCTTGATGCAACGTGTTATAATAGCCCCAACAAGAAAACTATAGAGGATTATTTATGTCATCATTGATGGAAAAGTTGGAAAGAAATAGTACGATCAAGCTAACCTCCCGTATACAAGACTCTAAGGTATTTGGTAAAAAGGATATGTCTCCGACATCAGTGCCTATGGTTAATGTTGCACTCTCTGGAAGAGTTGACGGTGGTATTACTCCAGGTCTAATGGTATTAGCTGGACCCTCCAAACACTTCAAATCTGCATTCGCGCTACTTATGGCAGCAGCACATCAGAAGAAACATAAAGATGGTGTTATCTTGTTTTACGATAGTGAGTTCGGTACTCCACCAGAGTACTTCAAGTCTTTTGGTATTGATATGGATAGAGTTGTGCATACTCCGATCACAGATGTCGAGCAACTGAAATTTGATATCACTAAGCAGTTGGATGATCTAACAGTAAAGGATAACGTTTGTATTGTCATCGACTCTGTGGGCAATCTAGCATCTAAGAAAGAGGTAGATGATGCTATGGATGGTAAGTCTGTTGCTGATATGACACGAGCAAAGCAATTGAAATCTCTTTTTCGTATTGTTACGCCACATTTGAATCTTAAAGACATTCCGATGATTTGTATAAACCACACATACAAAGAGATCGGCTTATATCCTAAAGACATAGTTTCTGGTGGCACAGGCATCTATTATTCCGCAAATGCGATCTGGATCGTAGGTCGTCAACAAGAGAAAGAAGGTACAGAGGTTAAGGGCTATAACTTTGTCATCAACATTGAGAAATCTCGCCATGTTCGCGAGAAGTCTAAGATTCCTATATCAGTCACATTCGAAGGCGGTATCATGAAGTGGTCTGGGTTACTTGATGTAGCTGAGAAAGGTGGTTATATCAATAAGCCTAAAGTTGGATGGTATGAAGCGGTTGATCCGAAGACTGGCGAAATACTCTCTAGCAAGATGTTGCGGGCAAAAGAGATTGTCGATAACAAAGATTTCTGGCTTATGATGTTTGAAAAAACAGACCTGGCAAAGTTCATCGAATCGACTTATGCTATGTCATCAACAGGAATGATGAATGACGATAGCCAGCTGGCTGGATATGTTGAAGATCCAGTTGCTATCGAGGAGACAGTCCAATAATGATTGAAAACACTATTCTAGCAGGGTTACTGCACAACGAAGATTATATGAGGAGAGTTGTACCATTTCTAAGTGAGGAGTACTTTGGCGACTTCACTGACAAGACTGTTTATAAATCCATCGTAAAATATATTGCTGACTATAATGGAGTTCCCACTAAGGAAGCTCTACGCATATCTATAGAACATAAGAATAATATTAGTGATGAGCAGTATCAGAATATCGTGACTATGATCGATACTTTAGAGTATGATGATAAGACCGACATAGAATGGATAGTGGATGAGACAGAGAAGTTCTGTCAAGATAAGGCAGTATTCAATGCGGTACGTGAAGCCATTCTCGTTTTAGACGGTAATCACGGAGAGTTGGATAAGGGATCGATACCCGATCTGCTGTCTAAAGCCCTCGGTGTATCGTTCGATCAAGCAATAGGTCATGATTTTTTAGAAGATATCGAAGGACGATACGAGTTTTATCATAGTAAAGAGGATAAGATTCCTTTTGATCTCGATATGTTTAATACGATCACGAAAGGTGGTTTATCCAGAAAGTCTTTGAGTATATGTCTAGCAGGCACAGGTGTAGGTAAAACGTTGTTTATGACGCATTGTGCCGCAGCAGCCCTGATGAACGGTAGTAATGTTCTATACATAACAATGGAGATGGCTGAAGAGAAAATATCTGAGCGTATTGATGCCAATCTCATGAACACTACTATGGATAGTTTGCAGGATATGCCAAAGGATGTATTCATGAAGCGAATAAACCGTGTTAAAGAAAAGACTACTGGCAAGCTGATCGTTAAAGAGTATCCTACAGCTAGTGCAGGGTCAGCACACTTTCGTCATCTCCTGACAGAGTTGAAGCTTAAGAAGAACTTTATGCCAGATATTATCTATATCGATTATCTGAATATTTGTACCAGTGCTAGAATGAAAGCTGGAGCAAACGTCAATTCTTATACTCTGATCAAAGCTATTGCTGAAGAACTGCGAGGACTTGCTGTAGAGTTTAATGTGCCGATTCTCAGTGCTACGCAAACGACTAGAACTGGATATTCATCGTCAGACTTGAATCTTGAAGACACGTCAGAGAGTTTTGGTTTACCAGCTACGGCTGATTTCATGTTTGGCTTGATCTCTACAGAAGAGTTAGAGGATTTGAATCAACTGATGGTTAAGCAGTTGAAGAACCGTTGGGGAGATACTAATACACTAAAGCGATTCATAGTTGGTGTAGATCGATCTAAGATGAAGTTGTTCGATCTTGAAGATTCCGCGCAAACTGGTCTGGTAAACGATAGTAATTCCACTTCCGTAGAATCTAAGGTTTTACCTTTCAGTGAGAGATTGAAGTCAGAGAAGCCAGACTTTGGAGTTCTTAAATAGCGTAATGTATAGACGAAAAAAAAGGCAGTCTTTGCAGATTGCCTTTTTTCACATAGTTTGCGTGGCAGACCCGAACCCCACGGACATCAAAGATGTTACGTCTGCTATTCCTTCTGTGAGTTGTTTATAAACGATCACACTTGCCTCTTGCAATTACGCATTGACACGCACCCAGTGAGTCTATTTATACAAACTAGAAACTCTAACTTGCGCTATTACGCGACTTTCTGTATAACATAAATATAAAATCGATACAGCTAAACTAAATTTGGATTGGTTTCTCAGTGATTAGATTTGATAAAATGTTATCATCATTAACGTAAGTGGAGCAGTATTATAGGAGTGATACGAGTTGATTTATTATGTGCGAAGAGTGATTTACAAAAAACGGATATTAATGGAGAATCGTATATTACTTTCCATCCTAATACCATTGTTTGTGCGATACCAGAAAAAAGCAACTTTGCTTCACGATGCAACCGACACGAGATCGGTCTGGTACGTAACACAGAATACTGAGATAAATGTTTTGAATCAATGTCTGCAAGTTTTGCAAAGAAGATCAGAAGTAATCGCATCAAAGTAGATGCGCGGCAAAAGGAATTATGTTCTCATGAAATCGTTTAAATCATATATAGCTGAGGCCAGTACCACAGTACATATGACTCATATTGAAGATGCAGTTATCTTAGGCGGGGTAGACGGTACTCGTCAAGCAATCAATGCTCTTCGCGATATGCGTGACATGCTAGGTGGACAAAAAGCTGGATCGGTATCTGTCAAGTGGGACGGAGCCCCTACTATATTTGCTGGAACAGATCCTGCTGATGGCAAATTCTTTGTCGCTAAGAAAGGTATATTGAAGAAGAAGCCTGAAGTGTACAAGACCGTAGAAGATATCGAAGCTGACTCTAGAATGTCTGGAGACCTTAGTTCAAAGTTCAAAGATGCCCTGAAGTATCTACCAGAGTTAGGAATTAAGGGCATTATTCAGGGCGACTTTCTGTTTAGTCGAAAGGACTTGAAAAAGGAAACAATAGAAGACGAGAAGTATGTCACATTCCACCCCAACACCCTATTGTATGCTATTCCTATCGAGCAAGCACAGCCGCTTCTAAAGTCTAAGGTTGGCATTGTTTGGCATACTTCATTTAGTGGAACAGCCCTAGAGAATATCAAGCCATCTTTCGGTGCTGATGTTAGTTCTATGAAGAAGACGAAAAACGTCTGGTCACAGGATGCAATGCTTCGCGATGTAACGTCCGTGACTCTCGATGCTAAGACCACCGATCTAATTAATAAGAGATTGAGTCTCGCTGGTTCTATGTTCAAAAACATATCGGGAAACATGCTTCGCGAGATAGAGACTAATCGAGAGCTATCACAGCAAATTCAATTCTTTAACAATATATACACTAAGAGGGGTGTCGAGATTAAAGATACGGCTAAGCACGTTGATCGTTTGGTCGACTGGATTCAGACCAAATATGAGAAAGATATGCTGGCTCTCAAGACTCAGAGCGGCAAAGATAAGAAAGCCGTAAAACTTCAAGCCATCTTAGAGTTTTTCTCCAATAAAAACAAGCAGCGCCTGAAGCTTATTTTTGATCTTCAAAAAATGTTGGTATCGATTAAA